CTTTGGTTTGGGATTTCTTCACGGCACCAAGCTTCATGGCTTTCTTCGAGAGTTTAGTCTCATTCAGAAGTTGGAATTTTTTGTGCTTGGTATCGTTTGGCCCAGTCCATTCTGGATTGAGTCGAATGGTAATGCTGTATTTTATCTCTTTCTGGTTCTTCCCCTTACCTTCAAACTTAAATCCTTCTGCCGACACTGCCAAATACTTCGGGTCTGTGTGCATCAGTTTTAAATTATCTGAAGCTACATGATAATCAAACTGGATGATTTTTGGTTCCAGCGATTTATCATTGTTCACGATAGATTCAGCTGTCTTGGTGGAGAAATAGGAACGTCCAACCTTAACGCATGGATTGCCATCCTTATCTGGACGTAAGAAACAATACAGCTTGTACTTCGACCATTCTGTCAACAAATCTGCAACAGTTAAGTCTTCACTCAACTGGATTTTACCTATGTTGATACTGATATTGGCAGTATCTGGATGCAACTTCAATCCTGTACCTTTCAGCAAATTATATTTGCCACCATCTTTCAAGAAATCGTTCACAGTCGCATTGTTTCCTGTCGTTATCTTGCGACAGTTCTTTCTTTTCAAATTGCTGGCAAGGTTCTCGCATTTCAATTCAATAGGTGTTGACACACTGCACTTCACGATATAACCATCAAACTGAGGAGTCATCTTGTCAAACAGCTCGTCAATATTCTTCTGGCGGTCTTCATCCGTCTCGTATGCGCCTGTCTTGTTCCTATAATAAGTAAGGTATATACGTATGCGCTGTCCAACCTTAAAATCCTTGGGTGTCGCCGTAGATGAACCAGAACGTTTTTCTGTTATCGTACCATCCTGCAACCTCTCTGTATATACATTGGTTGTGCCGTCCTCTTCCAAATCGTTCTTAGTCAAGGTTCTCTTGATAATCGTACCACGTGGAAATCTAACTGAAGCTGTCCCTATCAACTTCTTGTAGGATTCCTCTATCTCTATGCTCTCACACTCACGTATAGTCAAGCATTTGTCTGGAGACGGATCGTCCTTGTCTATGACATTCTTGTTAGCTGGTTCCCATACAAGAATCTTACAAGCCAATATGTCAAGACCGTCCTTGTAATGTTTTGGCGTTGAACTTTTCATATCCTATATGACATCTGCTGTCAATGATTCTACTAATTGTGCCGCTTGGTTGGCAGCAGCTGCCTTCACTTGGTCAAGCAACAACTTCGTCCAGCCTTTCTTCTTCTGTTGGGCTATCGTGATATTCTGAGCATTTATCGTATCCGTCACAATATCCACAGCATCGTCTGGTTCCACGGCAACACAAGTAAACTGATATGGCTGTACATTCTTGAAGCCATCATCTTGCCCCATCTGAAAGTCTTTGATGATAATCTGTGTCACATTGTATTGCTGGAAAAGGATGTTATATACCTTCAGAATACCTTTATATTGCATCAACTTCACAAACTTCGATACATCCTCATACGGATATACATCTGGATAGTTGCTAACAATCTTGCCTGTCACAGTAAAATTAATATCGCCTCCAGATACCAGCTCTTTTCTGGAATAATCACGTCCTTGTACTTTGGTAAGTATCAAATTATTGGAACTCTGAGAGCTTACATTGGCTCCCAAATCACAAAATGCTATATCGCCAGGAACTTCTATCTTGGTGTTCTCAAACACACTCTCCGTATTTCCTGTAGAGTTAGTACTAAGTCCTTTAATTTTATCCCAATAGGTCTGTATCTCAAGCGTTTGAGTCTTACCGTCTTCATTCGGAATCCAGATAAGTAAACCTTCATTAGCTGGGTTGCCACGATATTTGAGCACCACGCCCATTTTGTTGCGTGTGTCCTCATCCATCTTGTGACCATTCTCGATGATTTTCTTGATTTCCTTGCCTTGGTTCTTCAAATAAGCAGCCTTTGCCGCCTTTCTGTCAAGACTTCTCAAATAGCTGGGATATAAGTCGTTTACCTTGGCAAATGCGGTCTGCATCAATGTTCGTTTGGCTGCATACACATACATACTTTTATATCCACGTGGAGAGTAGAACTTCAGCTGTCCGTCTCTCTTCTTGTAATGTCCCAACGACAACAGGGCGTTGGAAGCCAGTTTCAAGCCTCCAACGCCATATTCGTATGTTAAATTTGAAAACAAACTCATTATCCTATCACATTTTCGTTAAAATCTTGAACGACATCAAGCAATGCAGATGCCAAATCTTGTTTAAGATTAGCTACTGCCGCTGCCTTGTGTTCGTTCGTCAAGTCGATTTTATCCACATTCATCAAGTTTCCAATACGCACAATCACCTGTTTTGGTGCCGCTGCATTGCTATTATAGTGATTCTTGTACTTCGACTCATCCGCACCTGTATGAATACGATTCAACGTCTTATTCGTATTTGGTGTCCAACGCTTTGTTGGGGTTGGTGTTACCGTTTCTGAAGTTTTCTTTGGTGTATATATATTACCTTTAGCATCATACCACTGAGGCACAGTAAATGGCGCACGTATTTCATACGTATATTGTTTTCCGTCAAAAACCTTCTTGTCACCAACCTTATCACCACCACCAAATCCTCCAGGAGACAACGAGAATGACGAACCAGATGGAAAAAAACTCTCCCAATAGTTTCTATCCAAGAATCGTGCAAACAATGGCCTGTATCTCTCTGGCACCTCACCAATAAATGTTGCCATATTGGAGAATGCAGAATTAACAGTACCAAGAAAATCGGATATAGTCATCTCCGAATTGTTCTGTCTCACACGCTTCATCCATTCTGGGGTACCAAAAATGCCTGTAGGAGAACCTATAAGATTCATAGTTCCTGTGATACGAGCGAATACATCTTGAACCTTCATCGGATCAATTTGCTTACCCTTATCAAAAGCATCAAGAATCTGTGTGTAAGCCAAGAAAGCGTCTTTTAGACTACCTATCATATAGTTTGTTGCATCGGCAGCGGACTGTGAGAAATAGATTTGATGCTCTGTTGGATTCTCAAACGCACTGCCAGCAGCTCCATAATGAAGGGTATTATCAATCTGATTCTGAGGAATATAAAATTGTTGCCAACCTTGATTAATAACCTTATAACGCTCCGCTTGATTTGGCGCAACAGCTATTTGCTGTTGCATCCATTTCAAATAGCTTTGTATTCGCTCGTTGTTTGGGTCTGCACCAATTTTCATTAACTGAAGCTGACGTGCTGTATCATCGTTGATAACACCACCAACACCCAATTCTAATTGATGACCGAACAAATTCAAATAGTCTATATATTCACCATTGGTACCGTGTATTCTCGTACCAAATTTCCTTGTTATAAGACTATTATATCCACCGCCTACTTTCAAACCAGCCAATGATTCAATTACTGGAGCAT